CCGGGCAGTTTCTCACCCCGGAGGCTTTCAGAGCCGCAGACGAGGCTGTCCGGGCCGCTGGCTGGACGCTGGCGCTGGAAGATAAGGTCCTGCTGCCCAGCGGGCGAACAGGTACCGTCACCAGCATTCAGGACAACCGCAGCGGACGATGCCCGCACTGGTACGTGGAGGTGAGCTGATGAGCGACCCCATCTCTCTCCACGTCCAGCTGGGGCCGGACTTCGGGCAGCGGTACGACGCTGCCTTCGCCCGACTCCAGAAGGAGGCCGACGCCGAGTGGATACGGCTGGTGAAGCCCTATATCCCCAAGCGCACCGGCGCTCTGGTGGGCAGTACCGACACCCACACTATACTGGGTAACGGTCACATCGTGCAGGCCACGCCCTATGCCGCCGCCCAGTATTACCGCCTGCCCCTCGGGCAGGGCGTCCGTGAGGACGGGCGCGGGCCGCACTGGGGCGAGCGCTGTGCCAACGACCATCGGGAGGATTTCGGCAGCTTTGTGAAAAAGCGCGCCGGGGAGGTAACGAAATGAGTCAGACCCCCATTGTGAAAGCCGTGCTGGACTGGCTGGCCTCCTGCCCGCTGGTCAGCGGGTATAACGATGGCGATGTTGCCTTCGCCATCGAGTATCTGGGCGCAAAACCGGCGCAGTTCTCGCTTGAGGTGTCCCCCAGCGCTCCCACCATTGAACCGTACATCTCCGGCAGCCTCCGGGCGCGGAACTTCGTGCTGGCCTCCCGGATGATCTACTCGCAGGACGAAGCCCAGCAGGCCGCAAACAGCGGCTTCTGGGAAGAGTTCAGCGACTGGGTGGAAACCCAGTCCCGCCGGGGCGAGCTGCCCCTTCTCGGCCCCGGCAAAAAAGCCGAGAAGGTGGTATGCCTCTCCCCCGGGTATATCATCGGGCAGGACGCCAACACCTGCCGCACCCAGATGCAGCTTCAGCTTCAATATTATCAGGAAGGATGATAAGACTATGACCGTAGCAGAAACGCTGGCGGGCATCAAGAAGAAGTTTGGCTTCGAGCCCAGCGCCAAGTATAAGGGTACCGAGGACGCCAACGACTTCATCTTTGCCATCCAGACCGACAGCACCACTCAGACCAAGAAAAGCCAGTGGATCGTCGCCGCCGAGCGCGTGAAAGAGCACTCCGGCTCTCTCAACGCCTCCACCGAGGACGTCAACTTCATCCGCGCCTCCGCCACCACCAAGGGCACCACCCAGCGCACCTTCTCCATCAACGGCAACCGCTGCGTGGGCGACGCTTTTCAGGATTTTCTCCTGAGCCATAAGATCGTGTTCGGTTCCGGCTCGGACGTGGTGGTGCCGTATATCTATTTCAGCGCCCGCACCGGCAAGGGCGAAGTCGGCGAATGCGTCCTTATCGTCACCTCGGACGTGGGCGGCAGCGCCGGTGCGGCCGCCACCTTCGCCTGCGATGCCAAGGGCATCGAGACCCCGGAGGAGTTCGACTACCTCAACGAGGCTCAGACCGGCAACGAAAAGGCTGCCAAGGCGTAAATTCTCGCAATGCAATACCGCTCCTGTCACCCATTGGCAGGAGCGAATTTTATAGGAGGCTAAAATGATTATTTGTGGTCAGGAATTCGCATTCTCCGCCCTCAACGCCAACGACGTGGAGCGGATGGAAGCAGCACAGAAGCACCAGCAGGCAGCCGCCGAGGCTGAGCAGAAGCGCTACACGGAGGAGTGCGTCTCTTACCCCGGCATCCTGCGCAGCCAGTGCCGGATGATGATGAGCTATCTGGACGAGGTCCTGGGCGAAGGTGCCTCGGAGCGTCTGCATCTGGACGGAGGCGACTTCGGAGCGGTGCTGAAGGTCTGTGAGAGCTTCAAGCAGGCCATTGCCGCAGAGAAAGCCGCCATCAACGGCCAGCTCTCCGCATCTTTGGAGCCGCCCCGCAACCGTGCCGAACGCCGTGCAGCAGCCCAGAAGGTCACTTCCGGCAAGGTCGTCCCCCGGCCGCCCGTCGTCCTGCCCACGGCGCAGCCCGAAGCAACTGCCGAGCAGGTCAAGGCAGCACTGCCGCAGGTGATGGAGTTTCTCTCCACCCCGGAGGGCGCAAAGCTGATGCACAGCTTCGTGGCATCCTATAAGGCCCCCGACAATGGCTGACCTGCTGTTGGACGAGCTGCCCACCGTCTGGGAGGGGCGGGCCATCGACCCGGACTTCCGGCACATGCTCTGGCTCAGCAACCGCATCCAGCGCAGGGTCGAGGAGAGCGCCACATGGGACTTCCTGCGGGAGGCCTTCGGGCGCTTTTACCGGGAGCCGCCAGATAATATCTCCGACCTCGAGAGCGCTTACCAGAGCCTCTGCCGCTTCTATGCGGGCATCCCCAGCGAGCTGGGTACGGGCTCCGGCGATGAGGATGGCAGCGGCGATCTGACATATGACTTCCACTGCGACGCCCCCTACCTCGTCGCCGCGTTCCAGCAGGCATACGGCATCGACCTCACTACCACGAAGCTCCACTGGTGGCGCTTCAAGGCGCTGTTTGCCGCCCTGCCGGAGGATACCCGGATGTTCCAGATCATGAGCTATCGCGCCGTCGACCTGTCGAGGCTCGAGGGAGCCGAGCGGGAGCGGTATGCCCGCCTCAAAGACATTTATGCCCTGCCCGCCGGGCTGGAAGGAGGGAAACGCATCCGCAGTGTCGAAGACCACAACGAGGCCTTCCTCGACCGCTTCCGGCCTCGGGAAGGATAACACCCGCGCCCCTGTCCGCTGCCCCCTGTGCGGCCATCCGCTGGCCGTCTGGGCAGCATCCGAGGCTCACGCCCGGGGGCTGTGGGTCAAATGCAAGAACCCCGCCTGTAAGCGGGAGATAGAAATCAGAATCTGAGTCTGTGCCTTTGTGCCTGCGCTCCCGAATGAGAGGTGGACACATTGGCAGATTATACCGTCACCGGCGACACCCGGCTTGACACCAGCGGCTTTACCAAGGGCATCAGCTCCATGACCGTGGCGGCGGGCAACCTGATCTCGGGTCTGGTCTCCACCGCCACCAGCAAGATGGCCGGGCTGGCCAAGTCCTCGGTCAGCGTGGGCATGAGCTTTGAGGCGTCCATGTCTCAGGTGGCCGCCACCATGGGCAAAAGCACCGATGAGATCGAGAGCCTGACCCGAGTCGCCAAAGAGATGGGCAGCTCCACGAAATTCTCGGCTACACAGGCTGCGGACGCCCTGAATTATCTGGCCCTTGCCGGTTACGATGCCGACAAAGCCGCCGAGGTGCTGCCCTCGGTGCTGAATCTGGCTGCCGCAGGCGGCATGGACCTCGCCTATGCTTCTGACCTCGTCACGGACGCGATGGCCTCCCTGAACATCGAGGCCAACAAGAACAATGTAGATGACTTCGGCAACAAGCTGGCCATGGCCGCCAGCAAAGCCAACGCCAACGTCTCCCAGCTGGGCGAGGCCATCCTGACGGTCGGCGGCACTGCTGCCAACCTCAAGAACGGCACCACCGAGCTGACCACAGCACTCGGCCTGCTGGCAAACGTAGGCCTCAAGGGCGCGGAGGGCGGCACCCACCTGCGCAACATCATCCTGTCGCTGCAATCCCCCACCGATGACGCCGCGAAGCTCATACAGCAGCTGGGTCTGCAAGTCTACGACGCGCAGGGCAATATGCGGGGCCTCGACGAGATACTGGGCGACCTGAACACCCGCATGGTCGGCATGACGCAGGGTCAGAAGGACAGCATCATCAATCGGCTGTTCAATAAAACCGACCTCGCCGCCGTCAACGGCCTGCTGGCCGCGCAGGGCGAGCAGTGGGATGCTCTCGCTGCACAGATCGACGCGGCGGGCGGAGCAATGGAGCAGATGGCCGAGACCCAGCAGGATAACCTGCAGGGCGTCATGACGTCCATGAGCTCCGCCTTTGAGGGCTTGCAGCTGGCTGTATACGAGCGGCTGGAGCCTGCACTGACGGACGCGGGCAGCTGGGGCGTCGAGTGCATCCGCAACCTGACCGACGCTCTCAGCAACGGCGGCCCCGAAGCGATGCTGTCCGCAGCGGGCGGCATCCTCTCTGATTTGGCCGCAGGCATCGTGGAGCAGCTGCCCGGGATGGTCTCTGCTGGCGTGAACATCATCGCCTACTTAGCGCAGAGCCTCGTAGCAGCTACACCGGAGATGCTGACCACCGGCGCTTCCATCGTCGACGCGCTGGTGGACAGCCTGAGCTCCGCCCTTCCCCAGCTTCTGCACACCGGCATCGAGATGCTCTCCCAGTTGGGCGCAGGTCTGGTGCAGGGCATCCCGGAGCTGCTGACGCAGGCGCTGCCCCTCGTGGCCGACCTTGCCAGCGGTCTCCGCGAGAATGCCGGGGAGCTGGTGGACGCGGGCCTCGAACTCATCTTCAACCTGATGCAGGGCCTGATGGACGGCCTGCCCACTCTCATCGAGTACCTGCCCGGCATCGTCTCCGACCTCGCGGGCATCATCAACGATAACGCCCCCAAGCTCCTCGTAGCGGGTGCGCACCTCATCGTCATGCTGGGCAGGGGCCTGCTGGAGGCACTGCCTACCATCATCGATAACATCCCCCAGATCTGCAAGGCCATCTTTGACGTGTTCACGGCCTTCCGCTGGCTGGACATCGGCAGCCAGATCATCACCGGTCTGTGGAACGGCCTGAAATCCGGCTGGACTGGTCTCATCTCGAAGGTGCAGAGCCTCGCCCAGCAGCTGCCCGACATCGTGAAGAAGGTGCTGGGCATCCACTCGCCATCCCGAGTGTTCTCCGAGATTGGTATGCAGACCTGTGCCGGTCTAGCGCAGGGCATGACGCTGGGCAGCGCCAAGGTCAAAAAAGCTGCCAGCGAGGTGCTGGCCTCCGTCACCGAGACCGCGACCCAGATCACCGACGGCGTGACCCGCACGGTGGAGACCACGACCCAGCGGATGGCCGATGGTGCCACCAAGCAGGCCCAGACCATCACCTCCACCAGCCGCCAGATGGTGGACGGCGTCCTTAAGGACATCAAGACCGTGGAGACCATCGCGGCGGACGGCAAGCGGACGGTCAGCCAGACCATGGAGACCGTGCGGGACGTGGTGAACACCGTGACGGCCAGCAGCACGGCTATTGTGGACGGCATCAAGACCACCACCCAGACCGTGACCAAGACCCTCGCGGACGGCACCACCGAGCAGCAGCGGGTCATCACCCAGACGCAGGACAAGGTCATCGA